CGGCGCAACTTCGTTCAACGAATTCCTTTCGGACAGCGAAGAATGCAAACGGAAGTGGGAAGCTCAAGAGGCGGTTTGGCCGCTCCTGAACGCGCTTCGTGATTCCGTATGTTCAATTGTCGCTGACCCGTCGTTCTCCGGCGACGCCCGTCAAGGCAAAATAGCCGAAAGCGTAGCACAGTTCATCGTTGCTATGCAATCCCCCGAAGTCGGTGTTAATACTGACTACATCGAAAAACTGTTCACCACAGTCATCGCGAAGGAACACGAACACATGAGTGAAGAACTCAAGAAGGCGAATGAAGCGCTTGCCGCACAGGTCGCCGAACTGAATAAGAGCCTTGCGGAAGCCGTCACGCTTTCGAAGTTCTCCGACGCCGAAAAGGCATTTCTCGCCAAGGCCGACAAGGACGCCGCCGACAAGTTCAAGGCCGCTTCCGAAGACGAACGCAAGAAGACGATTGAAAAGGCCGCGTCCGCTGACGAGCTTTTCAAGTCCGTTGACGGCGTCGAAATTCGCAAGTCCGCCGTCGGCCCGGTCATGTTCGACATTCTGAAGTCGCAAGACGCACGGATTGCCGCTTCACAGGCCGAACTGAAGAAGGCCCGCGAAGAAGTCCTGGAAACCGCGCTGACCAAGTCGGCCGAAACCGACTATGCCAACCTGCCGGGCACTGTCGTGGAAAAGGTCGCCGTTTTGAAGCGCCTGGACACCTTCACCGAAGCTGAACGCGGCACGCTGACTGCCATGCTGAAGGCTGCGAACGCCGGTCTGGCGTCGGCCTTCATCGAAAAGGGCACGTCCGGCGGCGAAGTCGATATCGCCAAGTCGGCGAAGATCGAACAGCTTGCGAAAGCCTATCAGGCTGCAAATCCCGGTACGTCGATTGAGGTCGCCAAGGTGGCGGTCATCAGCGCGAACCCCGACCTCTACGAATAAGGAGCGACTGAACCATGTCGTACTTTGAAGAAAATGTTGACGCCATTTCCGAAATCGTCGCCTTCGACGCTTCTTCGGATGCCACCATTCCCGGCGCGAATCGCTTCGTGGTATTCGGTGCAAGCGGCGTCACGCTCGCCGGTGCAAACGCCGCTCCGCATGGTGTCCTGACGGGCAACTTCGAACAGGGCGAAGCCGGCCGGATCGCGGTTCGCGGTATCGTTCCAGTCGTCGTCGGCGCGGGCGGTGTGACCAAGGCTTCGGTTGTTCACGTTGGCGCGAACGGCGTTGCCGTTAACGGCGGAACGAAAGCAGTCGGTGTCGCCATTCTTGCCGGTGCCGTCGGTGACGTCGTCCCGGTCAAGCTGTCTATCCCCGCATCGTAATAATCACAAGGGCACCAAATACCATGAGCCAAGAACTTCTGAAAGCCGGTGTTATCACCATGCCGGGCGACGTGCATGTCAAGGCCGCACTGACGAACGTCAGCGTCGCTTACATGCAGTCGGCTGACAACTTCATTGCGGACAAGGTCTTCCCGATCGTTCCCGTTTCGAAGCAGGCCGATCTGATCTGGAATTTCAATCCGGAGCAGTTCAACAAGGACGTCATGCGTCAGCGCGCGCCGGGCACCGAATCCGCCGGCATCGGTATGACGCAGTCGCTTGAATCGTACTTCACGTACGTGTGGGCACTGCATCACGACATTTCCGACAACACGCGCGGCAATGCTGACACCGTGTTCGCCCTGGACAGTCAGGCAACTGACCTTCTGACGAACTCCGCGCTGATCCGCAAGGAAATGGGTTTCGTCACGAACTTCCTGACCACCGGCAAGTGGGCAACCGACCTTGTCGGCGTCGCTTCCGGTCCGACCGGCACGCAGTTCCTTCAGTGGGATCAGGCCGCATCGACGCCGATCGAAGACATTCGCGAAGCCAAGCGCCGCGTCCAGGCCCGTACCGGCTTCAAGCCGAACAAGCTTGTTCTCGGCAAGAAGACCTATGACGACCTTGTGGACCATCCGGACCTCGTCGACCGCGTCAAGTACGGTCAGACCCCGAACGGTGCCGCACTGGTCAACCGTCAGGCAATGGCCGCGCTGCTTGAAGTTGATGAAATCCTCGTCGCTGAAGCCGTCGTCAACAGCAACACCGTCGGCGCAATCCCCGGCACTGATGCAACGACGAACTTCGTCTTCGCAACCGGCGCGCTTCTGGTCTACACCCCGAAGGTCGCTTCCACGATGATGCCGGCCGCTGGTCTGACATTCTCCTGGAATGGTTGGCTCGGTGCATCCCGTCAGGGCTTCCGCGTCAAGAAGTTCCGCATGGAACATCTGAACTCGGATCGCATCGAAATCGAAGGCGCATGGGATCAACGCCTGATCGGCGAGTCGCTCGGTGTGTTCTTCAGCAATGCGGTTGCTGCCGAT